GGAATGAGCGAAAGAGGCGGTCGGGATGCAGCATTACCACGTACTGCGTATTCGGTTATTGTGCGCATGACACGTATGCCATGTGAGTACACCATCCTGTCTTCGGACTCTATGAGTCTCCCTAAACAGTTGAACACGGTGTCTTAAACCAGGATTACCCTCTACAAGGCGTCCCTATTCACGATAAAAATCGCTAACTTTCCGCCAATGGTCCTATTCACTCACTCATTCTCAATCCCACTTTTGTTCGAAGTAATTCCCGCAAAGCTAACTAGAAATACCAGTCCAGCTCATGCACTATACTCCTTCGGAACAAAACCCACATTCTTTTCTTCTTACACTCTATTTCTCCTATTCTCACGCCGTACGTAACGGGACCCAGACGCCTAAACAACTTACGGACGTAAACAAACGTACCGTCAGGGTCAGGCTTTTCTCGCGACCAGTTCATCCGCGCGTCTTCTTTTCGATGCATCGACATCATTAACTTCGACACACACTCTTTTTCCATTTTTACTCTTAATCCTCTTTCTGCGTGCTTAACCATCCCCGACGCAGAAAACCTCATATACATCATACCCCGTACCGCCCTCTCCTTCTCTTTCCATTCCTTCGCCCAACCCCCTGAGTAGGCCATGCCCGTTGTTTCTGTAAGAGGTGATTCATTAACCGCTTTTCCATGGAACCGGGAAAGAGCGTATATCACTTTACATCGCTTGGTGGCACACCAGTTGACGAGGGACGATTGAGACAAGATCACATCCTTGGCTGATGAAAAATAGCTGAGACTGGTATCATGTTTCTCCGTTTCTTGAGGTAACGGGTTAAGGATCGACTTTGTGTTGATGGCGAACACTCTCGTGACTGAATCCGGCTTGGTAGAACGAAACCAGGCTGAATTTATTGAGTAGACACGAGGGTGAACCAGAGTCTTCACTGGATGGACCTTAAGGAAACACTTTTCGCAGCCTTCCAACCATCGATCATAGTCCTCGGGTCGTAACCTCATCACTATGTCGTCCCCATTCAATCTCACATGACCTTCTTTCAAAAGTTTCAGCGTCTTACTAGATCCAAAAGACGCATAGATTCCAATGAGGTTCGTGAGACACAGGAGGGGGAAGGAAAGGAAGTTGCCCATAAGTTGACCGGACAACTGGAGAGAGAAAAGGGAGGTTTTGGTGGTAGTGTCGTATACAAGGGTTCCGGTCAGAGACTCGGCAGCGAGATCCCAAATTTCGGAGGGAATCTCGGTGGACGTCTTCCTGAGTAAGGAGATGAGGTATTTTGCACCTTCGGCG